AACCTGAACAAGGTGATGTAATGGATAAATCAGCATGGGCTGAACATATGCTACGAGACGAGTGGTTCCAAGAGATGATGCAGGAACTACGCTCGGTAGAGATTAACAAGTTTGCAATGAGCGATATGAACGATAAAGAGGTACGTGAGAACGCTTATATGCAACTTAGGGCATTGGAATTGATAGAGACTTACTTAGAGGGACTTGTTTCTCAGAAGCTCATAGATGAGAAGCGGTTAAAGATTTTGTAACCCGAATCGGGCGGTTCCCGATATAATTTAGGAAAGATATATGAGCGATACTCAAGGCACGACTCCCGAATCGGGAAATGCGGAGTTAACTGTAGGTGGTGCAGCTAACGCTATTTTGGGTCTTATGGGCAGTGACGAGGGCTCCGAACCGGAACAACCTGAAGCACAGACCGAAGCCAACGATAGCGAGGCCGAATCTGATGAGCCTGAATCTTATGAATCAGACGAGTCAGAGGTAGAACAAGATGATGGAAGTGATGAGCAAGAGGAGCCTCCGAAATACCGGGTTAAAGCCGCTGGTGAGGAACGTGAGGTAACCCTAGACGAGCTAATCAAGTCTTATCAACTTGGCACAGACTATACAAAGAAATCGCAAGCCGTAGCTGAGGAGCGCAAGGCGGTTGAAGCAGAGCGCCAGCGTATCGATGAAGCTAGACAACTTCGAGATCAGTATGCGGACAGGTTGCAGGTTATAGAGCAGATGCTCAACCAGCAGCCGCAAGAGGAGAATCTGGATTACCTTAAAGAGAATGATCCTATTGGATACGCTGTTAAGGTTGCAGAACTCTCTCAGCGGGAAAAGCAATTAGCTCAAGTTCAGGCCGAACGTCAGCGAATTGCACAGCAGCAGGAAATGGAACGTCAGGAGCAGCTTGGTCATGTAGTACAGGCCGAAGCTCGTAAGCTGGCAGAGGCAATTCCTGAGTATGCTGATCCGCAGAAGGGTGAAACAATCAGGCAGCAGCTACGGGAGTTTGGCTTAAAGGCTGGTTTCTCTGATGGTGAATTAGCGAATGTTTATGATTCGCGGGCAGTTCTGACGCTATACAAGGCAATGCAGTACGACAAGTTACAGTCTGCAAAGCCGGGCATAACGAAGAAGGTTAGTGAAGCTCCGAAGGTAATTAAGTCGGGTGTTTCTCAGCCTCGTGATAGCCAGAGCGAGGAATTGCGTAAGTTAAAGGCGCGCGCAAAGCAATCTGGAAGGGTCGCTGATGCCGCAAGAGCATTTGAGAAATTCTTATAGGAGTAGTTAATCATGGCAACATTTACCGCACACAGCGCTATTGGTCAGCGCGAAGATTTGACCGACATCATCTATGACATCTCGCCAACTGAGACACCTTTCATGTCTTCTATTGGCAAGACTAAAGCTACTGCTGTTTACCACGAGTGGCAGACTGACTCGCTGGCTGCTGCTACCACTGCTAACGCTGCTGTTGAAGGCGCTGATGCAAGCTCCGCAACCCTGTCTCCTACCGTTCGTCTGGGTAACTACACACAGATCGTTCAGAAGACTGTTCAGGTTTCCGGTACTCTGGATGCAGTGAACAAGGCTGGTCGTAAGTCTGAAAAGGCTTATCAATTGGCTAAGGCTTCTTCTGAGCTCAAGCGTGATCTGGAAACCATCCTGTTGGCTAATCAGGGTCGTTCGGCTGGTACTTCGACAACTGCCCGTAAGCTGGGTTCGCTGCTGTCGTGGATCAAGACTAATAGCTCGGTTGGTTCGGGTGGTTCTGATCCTGCAACTATCGGCGTATCGACTCGTACTGACGGTACACAGCGTACTTTCACCGAGACTCTGCTGAAAGAAGTTGTTGCAGAGGTATTTGTCTCTGGCGGTTCGCCTAAGATTCTGATGGTTGGCGCTGCTGGTAAGCAGAAGACTTCGACTTTTGCTGGTATCGCTGCACAGCGTTACATGGCTCCATCGAATACGCCTACCACCATTATCGGTGCTGCTGACGTTTATATGTCTGACTTCGGTACTATGTCGGTTGTTCCTAACCGTTTCATGCGTACCCGCGATGCTCTGATCCTTGATCCTGAGTACGCTGCTCTGGCATATCTGCGTCCTTTCCAGACTAATGATCTGGCTAAGACTGGCGATAGCGAGAATACTCAGCTTCTGGCTGAAGTTACTCTTGAGATCAAGAACGAGGCTGCTCATGGCATCGTGGCTGACTTGGACTTCTCGCTGTAATTAAGTAGCAAATAGCCCCTGCCTAACGGTGGGGGCTACCTACAACTAAGGAATTTATGAGTAATCCGATACGGACTCAGACAGCATACGAAGACGGTGACGGTGGTATCGTTATCGAGACTAAACAGGATGTAAGTGAGATAGTAGAAGCCAATAAGCAACAGCTTTTCTACGATCAGCAACGAACAGGTGGACTCAATGAGTTGCACCATGTAGCCAGAATACCCTTTACGGTGATTGATGTATTAAACCAAAAAGGGATTATGAAGGGCTTTACAATCGTTGATGATGTGGGATTTGCTAGATGGCTGAACGATCCTGATAATGCTGCTTGGAAAACATATCGCGGAACCATATGATTACTCAAGAATTCCTTAAAAGTATTGTTGAATATGATAAAGAAACTGGACTTTTTGCTAAGAAAAATGGCGCAAAGTTTGGCTTTAAAGATGACGGCTATTTAAGAGCAGAGATTAATGGTAAAAATTATTATCTGCATCGACTAGCTTGGCTGTATGAATATGGAAGTTTCCCTAAACTCCATCTTGACCACGCTAACGGGGACAAGACGGATAATAGAATTTGCAATCTAAGAGAAGCAAATAGATCGCAAAATCTATGCAATGTTGCAAAAACTAAAAGAAATACGTCTGGCATTAAGAACGTATCTTTCCATAAAGAAGCAAAGAAATGGAGAGTAGTTGTTAGTGTGGACGGAAGGAATAAATCTTTTGGTCTGTATGATGATATTGAGTTGGCTGAACTTGTAGCAATTGAAGCTAAACACAAATATCATGGCAACTTTGCTAGACAATAATCGGGGAACAATATGAGAGTTGGTGTTTGTGTACCATGCCGGGATGAGGTTCATACAGGTTTTGCTTTTGACTTTGCGAAGATGGCAGCGCACGATGCTTCCGTTAGATGCAAGGACGGTAAAGGTGGACTAAGCCTTTACACAATGCCGGGAACCTTGATCTTTGACCAGCGTGAGAAGTTGGCAGAAGTTGCGTTAAAGGAAGGCTGTGATGCTGTCCTGTTTATCGACAGTGACATGAGATTCCCGCCTGACATAATTACAATTCTGCTAAGCCGTAATGTGCCGATTGTTGGGGTGAATGCTACGACAAGACGCAAACCGGTAACACCTACGGCTAAGTTAATGACGAAGTACATGGATGGCGAAACCTTGGTGCATAAGTGGGAGAACATAGACTCTCGCGGCAAACAAGGGATTGAGGAAGTGACAGCGGTTGGCTTTGGTGCTGTCATGATCCGCAAAGAGGTATTTGAGAAGACTGGTAGGCCGTGGTTCGATGCTGGTTGGGGTAGTAGTGGTGTATGTGGCGAGGATGTCTATTTCTGCGTTAAAGCCGGTTCTGAGGGCTTCCAGACGTATGTAGACCACGAGTTATCGATGCACATCCGGCACATTGGCACTTACGAGTATGGCTGGAAAGATTTTGAGCAATTAGAGGAATAACATGGCGTTTACTAGCTACTCGGAACTAAAGACTACGATAGCAAATTACCTTGCTCGTAGCGATCTAACGTCGGTTATCCCTGACTTTATCCGACTAGCTGAGACACGGTTACAGCGAGATATTAGAACCCGTCAGATGCTGGTTGTGGCTACGGCTTCAACGACTGGCGGTGATTCAACTGTTGGTCTCCCAACAGACTTCCTAGAGATGCGCGATATTCATCTCAACACAACTCCGGTTACAACCCTGCGCTACAAGGCTCCTAACAGCTTCTACGAGACTTCTAGGGCTACTGAGAGTGGTAAGCCAGTGGACTACACTGTGCTTGGCTCTGAGATGCAGCTAGCCCCAATTCCAGACACATCATACACACTGCAAATGCTGTACTACGGTAAGCCTACCGTATTAAGCGACAGCACTGCTTCTAACGTATTCCTTGCAAATTACCCTGATGCGCTGCTGTATGCGTCTTTGGCTGAGGCAGAGCCGTATCTGATGAATGATGCAAGGGTTCAGACTTGGGCTGCTCTGTATGAACGTGCAATCACTGCAATTAATACATCTGACCAGTCTAGTGAGTACAGTGGTCAGCCTATGTCAATGTCTTATAACGTGAGGTAAATCATGGCAGAAATGTCGAACTATCTTGAGAATGCGCTGATTAACGCCACTCTCCGCAACACTAGCTACACAAGCCCTGCGACTGTTTACGTTGGTCTTTACACAACTGATCCCACAGATGCTAATACTGGTACAGAAGTCTCTGGTGGTTCTTATGCTCGTA